TACCTTTATCCTCTGGGTGTTTCTTTAACAACCAATCAGGAACTATTTCATAGCTGTGTCCATATTCCCGACAACGTTTTCCAATCTCGATTTTATCTAAGGTAATTTCCATTATTAACCATCCAGTGCGTAAGAACCATCTGCTCTACGCCTTAGTGTCCATACGTATTCTGGATCGGTCCAGTATTCCGCCAAATCTGTTTTAAGCATAGCTAATACATCTACTCTTATTACTTCTGCTACTGTTTCCCACTTTACTTCTAAACCCTTATCAGAAAGAGAGTAAGAAGAATGGGGATGTTTAAGGAGGGTAAAGGTAAGAGACCATTTAGAGTTCTTATTCTTACCATAACCTGTATCCCATTCGCTTTCAAATTCTTCCGGTATGCTAGCTTTTACAAACTCACATTCCTCACTAGGTTCTAATTGCTTAAACCTAGGCGTTGCTCCTAACGAAATTCTTTTATCTTTCAAGCTCATCAATTAAGATATATATGTTTTGCTATATAATAATTGAGGATATACCCAATAATGAGTATAAGTTATATACCCCTACTCGATTATGAGTATATGCCCGTGGGACTCTATACTAGGAAAGGTGCTAAAGGTCGTCGGATGTATTTTAGAGACGGAAAGCTCATCAGCAAAAAGTCTTACGATGCCTCACGCAAACGTAGGGGACGATCTACCACGAAAGCTGGTATGCGGCGTAAAACCGCTCGCAGAGCTTACACGGGCAAGCCAAGGAGAAAAATGAGAAAGAACTTTGATCTAAACATAGTAGATACAGCAAGCGCCGTTCTAATCGGTAGCGCATTGTTAACCACTGCCGGTGGAGGCTCAGGTAATCCTATTGCAGAAGCAAGAATAGGATCATGGGAGAATTCGTTAAAGGATTTAGCTGGCAATATACGAAATAAACAAGTACAAAATTACGTTGCTAAGGTAGCCATCGGCACCGTTCTAGCAAAGGGTGCGGCTAAGGCCCTTAAAGTCCGTAAGATAGGCGGAATTAAAAATATATTTAGCCTAACAGTATAAGGAGATCAGTAAAAATGTCAGGACTACAAACACGAACCTATACTCTCGCAGGGAGTTCATTGACTGCAGGGACTTTCACCTCAATCAGTCAACTTATGGGGAGTTCGCAAAGCACAACCAATCCCGAAGGAATGAATAAAGTTGTAAGAATCAGTATGTCATGTTCACCTGATCACACTAGCGCCACGGATGGTGTAAGTGTTTTCAAGTTTGCAGGGGATGGTGTTTCAGTACAGCAGATATTCGCAGGCCCTTCTTGGAGTAATCAAGCAGCAGGACCACTTGACGGAAACAACGGAATGCCCGTTGTAGTTGAGAACTCTGCAGGTATCTTTGATATCATAGCTGGTAACCAGATAGACTTCTCGGTAAGTTGCACAACAGCAGAAACGGTAGACGTAGCAATATCAATTACTTACGCAGCTTAGGACCCTTATGGCTATTTTAGGTGGTGCAGGTAATCCAGTAGGCGGAAGCTTTACAGGAACGGCTCAAACCGTTGAATATGTTGATCCGTTAGCTTATGCATATTCAGGGGTAGCAGCTATAGATAATTCTGAAACCACGCAACTAGAATTCACTACAGGAAACGTTCTTTTACATGCCGACTTTCAATTTAGCAGTATGACAGGAGATAAGGAATTCGAACATAAAATATATTTGAATGGAGCTGTAGTATTTCAGTTTAATTCATACGTTGGAGGGGGTAGGCGTTGGCTTCCCGCTCAAATTGTTATACCTGCTTATACTGAGGTAAAATGTACTTCCGCTAACGTTACGAATACGGCAACGGCTAATCAATCACTGGCCATGGTAGCAAGAGTATATCGTGGTTGAATGTACGAAGACTATAATCTAGAGCAAATGCTTATGCGGTTTCTATTAGCTGCAGTAATGATCCTTGAAGGAATTAGGCAAGTTGGTTAATGGCTCAGAAAATAGATTTAGATATTAACAAACTTGACTGGTTAGCAATAGCTAGAGTAACGGCACCCATACTTGCTCCTGTTATATTGGCTGTAGCTTGGGTAACATTTACTAAGTTTGATAAAAAAGCCTCTTGGCTATCAACCTTATTTGCTGTTTCTGAATTAATACCAACGGTTAATCTTAACTTACCCTCTGGGATTGTTTTAGGTTCATTCTATGCTACTGCGACGGAGATATTAGAATCGGGAATGACTCAGGATTTAAAAAATGCTTGGGGAACGACATCATCTTTGTTTGAAGATTTTGTTAAAAAAGAAGGGATTTATGCTAAAGAAGACCCAGTTGGAGATATAGTAAGCAAGGGTTGGGAATGGCTTACAGGATTGGATTTACGGAGAAGACCATTTGGTGGTAGATCCAAATGACCGATCAATTATTCGCACTTGTTTGGGTTTTGAGCTTTGGGCTTTACTTACTGATCTATACTTATTGGATTCCGCTAAGAACTCAGGAAAAGATTGAGTCGTGGTTAATGTCAGAAGAGTCAGACAAGACTCTGTTAGCTAGCCTTGGAGTGATCACTAACCAAATCCGTGAGCAAACCTTGGTCGATTTCGAGGAGTTCATGATCCCTCAAGCGAGAAAGAGCGCAATAGATTTTTGGAACGGTGCTATGGGGAATGCTGCCAAGGAACTGGGCAAGACGGAGGAAGGCTCTCAACTCTCTTTGTTGCATAGTATGACTGACGAATTAAAGGATCAACCGTGGTACATCCAAGCAGCAGCGTCCAAGTTGATCCCAGTTATACAAAAAGTTGCAGATAAACAACCAAAAGAGAAAGTTACGAAACTGGTACACGGCAAATTCGGGTTTGACTAGCCCCTGAAACGCCCAAAAAACGCCATTTAACGGCCCGTTAACGGCCCAAACTCGCTTTAAATACCCTATCCTACCCCACCTCATCTTCTAGTCCTTATTCTTTCTTTAAATGAAATCGGCTGTTAGCTAAAGATTCTTAATTACTTTTTGACAATCGTAACAGATCGTTAGTTCATTGTTGAACTTGTCAGTCTTAAGATGATCCTTAGATTGTAAACAAATATTACACCTACGCTTCATTCTTTATTCACCAGAACCATTAAGTCAAATTCGACATTATCAAACATATGCCAAGGTTGATTATCACCATCTAAATCAAAGTGTTTCTTTAGATGTTGTTTAATAGCATAAACCTTTCTGCTAATATCAAACAGTTCATCCTCTTCTATGATCATGCTTCCCTACCACAACAGGTACAGAATGATTTACCTTTATCCTCTGGGTGTTTCTTTAACAACCAATCAGGAACTATTTCATAGCTGTGTCCATATTCCCGACAACGTTTTCCAATCTCGATTTTATCTAAGGTAATTTCCATTATTAACCATC